AGGCGCAGTGCAAAATACCGGCATGGAGACAAATTATCTGACAGGCACAATTTCCAAGTACAGTGGCATGAATACGCTGAGCATCGAGCTCCTCGAGCGCAGCGATCCAAATTTCTTTGCTGAATTGACCAACCAGTTGCAAAATGCTTACCTAAAGCGTTTGGATCAAACTGTATTATCCGCTTTGATTCAAGCAGGCCAGCAAGGCGCAACACAGGCTGCAACAAGCGCAGGCATTATTGGATTTGCTTCCGATGCTGCTTCAAAGGTTTACCAGGCAACTGGTTACTTTGCACAAAACTACATTGCCAATCCTTCACAGTGGCAACTACTTATGGGCGCAACCGATACAACAGGTCGCCCTATTTATTCAGCATCACAGCCAATGAACGCAGCCGGGCTAACACAGCCAGGTTCAATTCGCGGCAATGTGTTAGGACTTGATCTTTACGTAGATAAGAACTTCACAGCAACTACAACTATTGACGATTCAGCAATTATTCTTGCACCTGAAGCGTTTACCGTATATCGCTCCGCAACAAATTATATGAGCGTAAATGTGGTTAGCAATTTGCAGGTACAGGTTGCAATTTATGGCTACATGGCCACTATTGCCAAAATGCCTAACGGTGTTGTTCGCTTTAATCTAACCTGATCAATCCCCTAAGAAGTCGGTGGGTCATTAGCCCTTTGACCCACCGACCCTAACAAATAAAGGAGTACAAAATGGCAGCCACCTATGTAACCGTTGCAGAATTGCGCGCTAACTTGGGTATTGGCACTTTGTACACCGATGCAACCCTTGATGAGGTGTGCCAGGCAGCGCAGGATCAGATCAACTCCTTCCTTTGGTTTGATTCTGCGCCTGTTGTGGGAACGGCGCTCGTATCAAATGTTGCAACTGTTATGTTGGCCAACCCCGGTATATTTACTGTTGGTGAAACAGTAACGATTGCCGGGGCTGGTTCAACATTTAACGGCGCTTACACAATTACTGGCACACTTCCATTTAGCACAGGCACATCTAATATATTGCCAGCGTTTAATATGCAATTAAGTTATTGGCAAAACCCACAGGGTTACAGTTTTATTCAATACGCAAAGACAGCCGCAAATCAAAATTTTAGGCGAGTATTGCCTTATGGCACAGCCGAAGGCGCAGACACAAAAACCGCTACTTATGTAAACACAGCCAGCGTGCGCGAGGCCGCTATGATTTTGGCGGTTGATATTTTCCAAGCACGCCAGGTTAGTCAAACTGGTGGCGTTAGTGTGGACAATTTCAATCCATCGCCCTATCGCATGGGCAACACATTAATCGGCAAAATCAGAGGTTTGTTAGCCCCGTACATGTCACCCAATTCGATGGTTGGTTAGTCATGGCCGTAGCAATTACAGCTCTTAGATCAACCATTGCCGCTGCCTTAGCCAATAATGGCGTGTGGCAAACCTTTGCTTACCCACCAACCACAGTTATGGCCAATTCAGTAATTGTTTCACCAGCCGATCCGTACATAGTGCCTGCCAATGGCCGCTACAACGGTGCAGCCATACAGCCAATGGCCAATTTTCGCATTACCATGACAGTGCCAGCCTTTGATAACCAGGGTAATTTGGCTGGCATAGAGGACACAATGATCGCAGTATTTAACAAACTGGCAAACAGTGCGATCCAATTTAGCGTTACCACAATATCAGCGCCAACAGTACTAAACGCTGATAGTGGAACACTGCTTATGGCAGATTTACAAATAACCGTACTAACCACATGGAGCTAACTATGGCAGATCAACAGATAACCCCGGCAGATATTGAGGTTTTAAAAAAACTTGGTCTGCCTATACCAAACGAAACACCAACCAAAAAGAAGGATGAGGAATAATCCGTGGCAATTTATTTAGATAATCAAGTTGGCCTGAAAATTGCCACCGTTGATTTAAGCGAGTACGTAACAAGCATTACGCTTACCCAAACCTTTGACGAAGTAGAAACCACAAGTATGGGAGCATCGTCTCATGTTTTTGCAAAGGGATTGGAAGCCAGCACACTACAGGTAGACTTCTTGAACGATTGGGCTGCGGCCAAAGTACAGGCAACTTTGCAGGCTGCTTACGGTACATCCGTAACTGCTTTAATCGTGCCAGTACGAGCTGCATCAGCAACCGTCATTAGTGCAAGCAATCCTTTGTACACCGTTTCAATTTTAATCAACAACCTTACCCCAGTGGGTACAGGTGGGCCAGAAGATTATGCTCGCTCGAGCATGACTTTTACATGTACATCCGCAGTTGCATACGCAACAACAGGTTCATTTAACTAAGGGGCAAACAATGGCACGGCTGAAAATCGTAAGGGCTACTGGAGAAAGCATCGTAAGCATTACTCCGGTGGTTGAGGTGGCCTTTGAAAAATATGCAGGCCAAGGCCTGTATAAGCAGTTGCGCGAGCATGAGAAAAACAGCGATCTTTACTGGTTGGCTCATAACGCGTTAATGCGTACAGAAGTTATACCGCCATTTGGAGATGACTTTCTTTCTTCACTTATTTCAGTTGAGGTAATTGAGGATGAAAGCCCAAAAGGATAGATCGGGGTTCATTTACATATTTGGTGGCTTCATTAGCCATTGAGTTGAAAATTAGCCCCGATCAAGTCCTGGCAATGGATGAGGTTATGTTTAAAGCAGTACTGCAAGTACTAGGAGATCGAGCAAGGGAGCGTGCAAGTGCCAGTAAACATCACAGGCGTACAAGGCACACTTAAAGCCATGCGCAAATTTGATCCTGACCTAGCCAAGCAAATGAACACACAAATACGTAATGCCATGATGCCTGTACGTGATAAAGCCCGAGCATTTGCACCTGGTAACGATGAAATGCTTAGCGGTTGGACAACAGCCAATACATCAACCGCGGCTAGAGGCCACAGGTTTTTCCCTAAATACGATCAAAGTGAAACCCGGGCTGGCATTGTTTACAGGCAAGGGGCTAACAATAAAGGCGAAGTGGCAGGTGCAAAATTTACAAGGCGCTGGCAGGTTGCTTACTTTATTGCTAACAATTCCCCAGGTGGTGCAATCTTTGAAACTTCAGGCCGCGTACATCCAAACGGAAGGCCAGCATCTCGCATAGTTGCAAGCCGTCATAAACTGGAATCACAGCGCAAATATCGGGTAGCAAGCGGCACAACTAAAGACATGAACAGCCTAAACCCAAATGCAGGCCGTCAATTTTTAGAACCGCTTGGGGCGTTATACGGCAGCCGTGGCACTATTGATCCACGTTTTGGCAATACAGATCAGCGTGGCCGCCTTATTTACCGGGCATGGGCTGAAGATCAAGGCCGCGCAGCACACGCGGTAAACCTTGCAATCAATATAGCCGTAGCGCAATTTAACGCTACACACACAGCAAGCGCGTATGGGGTGGCTTCATAATGCCAAATTTAGTTGTAAGCGCCGTAGCCAAGTGGAACGGCACAGCTCTTAAAAAGGGTGAACGCCAACTCACCCAATTTCAAAAAACTACCAACCTATTAGCCAAATCCTTTGCGGCGGCGTTTGCAGTACGCAAAATTGTTGCATTTGGTAAGGCATCCGTACAGGCTTTTGCAGCCGATGAGAAAGCCGCCAAGTCGCTATCCATAGCATTACAAAACACAGGCAACGGTTTTGCTGGTATTGCTACTGAAGGCTTTATTGCCAGGATGCAAGACACCTACAACGTGCTTGATGACGAGCTGCGCCCGGCCTTTCAAACTTTGCTTAATGCCACTGGCTCAGTTACAACAGCGCAAAAAGGCCTGCAACTAGCCTTAGACGTGTCGCGTGGCACAACTAAAGATTTGGCCAGCGTTAGCGGCGCATTAGCAAAGGGTTACTCGGGGCAAACTACAGCCTTGAGCCGACTCGGCGCAGGTTTAGATAAAACCATTCTTAAAACTGGTGATATGGAGCAGATCACAGCGGCTCTTACGGCTAGATTTAAAGGGCAAGGCCTAGCGGCAACAAAGACTTATGCAGGCCAAATGGATGCCCTTGCAGTTTCATCTGCCAATGTAAAAGAAATTATTGGTAAAGGCATATTGGATAGCATTTCAGCGCTTGGCGATGCTGATGGCATTACTAAGGCAACAGAGGAAATGGAAAAGTTTGCCCAAAGTTCATCCGATGCTTTGCTTGGCGTATCTACATTATTTGGCAAATTTAAAAACGAAACAAAAACCGGGGGTTTACTAGCCAAAGGTTTTAGCGCATTTATGAATAGTGGCTACCTAGCCAGTGTTGGTAAAGAAGCACGTTTAAAAAACGCGCCTTATAGCCCCACATCTATGTATTTTACAGTTGAACAGGCCGAGCGTGCCAAACTAGTTGCAACAATTAAAAAGCAAAACACTACAGAAAAAGAAAAACAAAAACTCATTGCGGCTGAATTAGCCGACAAAAAGAAGCAGGCAGAGCTTGATGCCCTTAAAAAGAAATTTGACATTGATCGTATTAACCTTGAAACAGCCCTAGCCAATTCCAAAGATGAGGCCGAAAAGGCGCGTATTCGCAGCCTTTTAACTATTATGGATGAAGATGCCAACGGTGCTGCTAAACGCATGGCAGAATTAGACACAGTCAACGCAGCCAAAATGAAGGCCGAATTGGCAGCCGCCGATACCCTAAAGTATTTGGCACAAGAAGCAGAGCGAGCAGCCAGGGGCTTGGCATCAATCGGCAACCCAAGCGGTAATTACAATTACACACCAAGCAGCCCATCCTTTGTTTATGAGCCTCCAATGGTTAGCAATATGCCGGAAGCAGGCAACCCACAGGGTATTTATGATTACAGCCCTAGTAACCCATCCTTTACCTATTCACCACCTAGCGTAAATAATTTTACAATTAACACACCACTTGGCAGCGAGGATTATTTAACTGAAGCCATGCAGCGTGCTTTGCAAAAACTTAATCGCTATGGAGACAGCACAACCTTTGCAGGGGCGTTGTAATGGCAGTACCTACGCTTAATGCTTTTATTAACTTTGGAACTGGGCCGAGTTTTGCCCAAGCCTTTATTTTGAATCAAGGTATTTTAGGTACTAACATTTTGGCAGATAACGCCGCTTTAATTGTTGATGTATCAAACCAAGTTGATGGAATAAATACACGGCGAGGCCGTAATGCTGAAGCCGATCAATTTCAAACTGGTACATGCACCATGCGAATCGTTGATCAAACGGGAGACTTTAACCCACAAAACACAGCATCTCCATATTTTGGCCTTTTAGACCCCATGCGTAAATTACAAATTACTGCTACTTTTAATGGTGTTACCTATCCTATTTTCAGCGGTTTCATTACTGGCTACCAAACTATTACACCGCAGGAATCAAACGACAACGTAACTTACACAACCATTACAGCCGTTGATGCTTTTAGGCTTGCACAAAATGCACAGATTTCTACGGTAAGTGGAACAAGCGCAGGCCAATTAAGTGGCGCACGGATCAATAACCTATTAGATGCCATATCTTGGCCTAGCACCATGCGTGATATAGATGCTGGCCAAACAACTGTTCAGGCAGACCCCGGCACAGCTCGTACAGCGTTGGCGGCTTGCCAAACCATAAGCACCAGTGAGTACGGCAGTTTTTACGTAGATGCCACTGGGTCATTTGTATTTCAAGATCGGGCGCTAACGTCATCAAGCGTTGCCGCTACCCCTACAGTTTTCACCGATGATGGCTCGGCTGGCTTGCTTTATTTTGATGCCGCATGGGTGCTAAATGACGTGCTTATCTACAATCAGGCCAATATAACAAGAAGTGGTGGCAGCACCCAAGTGGCTGAAAATGCCGCCAGTATTGCCAAGTACTTTTTACACAGTTACACCCAAACCGATTTACTTATGCAAACCGATGCCGTGGCCTTGGACTATGCCCGGGCTTACGTTGCCAGCCGTGCAGAAACAAGCGTGCGCTGCGATTCCATAGTGCTTGACCTTTACACCCCAAATTACGATGCAGGCATAGTTGCAGCTCTTAGCCTTGATTTTTTTGACCCAATAACCGTTACCACCACGCAGCCAGGTTCAAGCAGCCTTAGCAAAACCCTTCAAATTTTTGGCGTTTCTATGACGATTAACCCAAACAAGTGGCGCGTACAATTCATTACGCTAGAGCCTATTTTAGACTCGTTTATTTTAAACAGCACACAGTATGGAATTTTAAACACAAGCAGTTTAAGTTACTAAGGAGATAAAAATGGCAGCACCACTAGGATATAAGGATTTCACGACAGGTGAGGTACTTACGGCCAACGATGTAGACGGCTACCTTATGCAAGGCATTTGGGTTTTTGCCAATGCCACCGCTAGAGATGCCGCCGTAACATCACCACAAGAAGGCAACGCGTGTTACCTTAAAGATACCGATACTATTTTGGTTTATAGCGGATCAACTTGGGCAACTCAAAGCGCATCAAATCCAATATCGGCAAATATCGTAGATGCCAAAGGCGATCTTATTGCCGCGACCGCGGCAGATACCGTTAGCCGTTTGGCAGTTGGTGCTAATAACACAGTTTTAACGGCAGACTCATCAACCGCAACAGGTTTAAAATGGGCTGCTGCTGCTGGTGGTGGCAAGGTATTGCAAATTGTGCAAGGCTCAACAACAACAGAAACCGTGGTGGCATCAACAACTTTTACAGATAGCACCCTAACAGCCACAATTACACCAACTTCAGCCACTAGCAAAATCTTAGTATTAGTATCTCAACAGATGATGGTAGGAAATACTTCAGCCATGGCAGACACCGGCGGCGCTTTACGATTAATGAGAGGCGCTACAGCAATCTTTAACGGTACTCGCGATTATCAGACTATGTATCTAAAAGCGGGCAGCCAGATATATCAGTATGCCAATTACACCAACATCATGTATTTAGATGAACCAGCCACCACTTCGGCTACGACTTACAAAACACAGCAAAAGGTATACCAAACAAATAACGGTGGTAACTGCACTACACAATGGGGAAGCCCAACTTCAACAATCACACTTCTAGAAATAGGTGCATAATGGAAAAAGACTATTTATTCAAAGCAATTAAAAGCCTTAAGCCAACTGCTGAATTCACTATTACGGCTAGAGATTATTCGACCATTCAATGGGATGTTTTAGAAGGCGATGCTCCAACTCAGGCTGAAATTGATGCTGAAATTACAAAAATTAAAGCAGATGAAATTGCCGATGCTGCTGCAAAAGCGACAGCAAAAGCGGCGTTGCTTACAAAACTTGGCATTACAGCCGATGAAGCAGCCTTACTACTAGGATGAGTTTAACGAGTTACAACGGCTGGCCAGCCGATAAAGACCCGGCGGCCATTGGCATAAAGTCATTTGCAGTTAAAGGTACAACGCTAAAAATTCGCTGCGCTAAAGATGCTGGCCTTTTGCTGTCTGCATTTGCGGCTGAGTTTCACACGCTGATTGAACCTATCGATGCCGGGGCGCTAGATGATTGGGGCTACTGCTTTCGCATGGTACGCGGCACAACCGACAAACTAAGCAACCACAGCTCAGGCACAGCCATTGACCTAAACGCCACAAAGCATGCCTTAGGCAAGGTAGGTACATTTGATGCAGCCAAAGTGCCAATGATTCAAGCCCTTGCCAAGAAGTATGGCCTTACTTGGGGTGGCGATTACCGTAACCGTAAAGATGAAATGCACTTTGAAATTGCCATAAGCAAAGAAAAGGCAATAGCCCTAGCCAAAAAATTGGAGTTAGTAAATGCCTAAATCACAGGTTTACACAGTTACAACCACGGCGGCCATAGTTGTGCCAGCTCTTATTGGCGATCAATCGGCTTACCTACACAGCGCCAGCGGCACGCTATACATAGGCGGTGCTGACCTAACCACAGCCAACGGCTTCCGCTTAGATAACGGCGATAAGTTATCGCTGCTTATTGGTGACCATGAAGCGTTGTATGCAATAACAAGCAGTGGCACGGCAACCCTGTACGTGCTAAGCCAAATCAACTAAGGGCGCTAAGGAGCAATATGAAAAAGCAACTGCAAGCGATAGCCCTAAGTTATGGAAGAGCTGCGGCAGCCGCAGTGGCAGCCCTATACATGGCAGGGGTAACAGACCCACGCACATTAGCCAATGCCTTCTTGGCAGCAGCAATAGCACCAGCCTTAAAAGCCATTGACCCAAAAGCAAAAGAGTTTGGCGTAGGCCATAAGTAATGCGCAAACTGGTAGGGGCAGTAGCCTTACTGCTGCTCCTATCAGGCTGCGGCTACCAGGGATGGGTTAGATATGAGTGCCAAGAATACGAAAACTGGGGCAAAGATGAATGTAAACCACCTGCCTGCGAAGTGGTGGGTACATGCACCAAGGACTTACTCCCAAAGGACGTATATGAAGCGCCTAACGCCTGAGCAGTTACATGCCAGGCTAATTGTCTTTATCGGTTGCACCCTGGCTTTAGTGTTTGCCTTTTGTGTATTGGGCATGCTTTATGCCCTTATTTTTGTAACTCAGCCTATAAGTAACCAAGCCCCAAATGACCGGGCTTTTATTGACCTACTAACTACGCTAACCATTTTTTTAACAGGCAGCCTTGGCGGCGTACTGGCTAGTAATGGCCTTAAATCTAAGCCTAAACAACAGGATGAGGAAATAAAGCCATAGACTTTGGCGTGTCTTTCCTTGCCTTATGTCGGTGCTGCGCTTTACCCTTTTAGTAATGGTTGGAAGGCCAGGATAAAACTAAACTAAGGGGCTAATATGAATATAGAAACAATGTTTGCGTGGCTTATGTTGTACACGCTAGGCATAGCGGTTGTCTTTTACACAATGGGTGTAACGGCAGGCCGTAAGGATGGCTACCTACGTGGCCGCGCAGCAGGTATGCGTATTGCTATGGATCGCCAGGTAAGCAAATGATAAATTTTGACGAGTATGAAGATGTAAATGCCAGAATTAAGCGGTTTAGAGCTGCACATCCAGTTGGGCGCATTGAAACTGACATTGTGGAATGTGACTTAGACAAAGGTTATGTGCTTATTCGCGCCCGGGTTTACCGTGAACACGAGGACATAGTGCCAGCGGCAGTTGATTACGCCTTTGGCCACCAGGCCTTTTACCGTGAAAACATGAAACGTTGGTATGTAGAGGACACGACCACAAGCGCCATTGGGCGCGCAATAAGCCTACTAATGCCAGCCGAGGTTTCTAGGGCTACAAAGCAAAACATGGATCAGGTAGAAAACGCGCCAATAGTGGATGTATGGGCAACCGTACCCACTAGCGAAGGTTCAGCGGTTTCAATCGGTTCAGCCGTTGAAATGCTTAAAACCCAGTTAGGTGGGGAGATTACAGAAAGCCAGCCAACTTGCCAGCATGGGCGGCGCATTTGGAAAGAAGGCGTTAGCACAAAAACTGGCAATGCCTACAAAGGTTGGGTTTGTGCTTCTCCTACAAAGCCACAATGCCCTGCGGAATGGGTAAAATAATGAGCGATGAAACTTTTATTAACAGTGTAAAGCAGTTGGATTTTGCCGTTTCCATGCTTGAAATGGTTTTAAACCAAGCACACGAGGATGACAGGACAACCCTGGAATATGGCGCAATTCGCATGAGCCTAAATGCACTTTTAAACGCATCAGAGGATAGGGAAAAATGTTTACTGCGTATTCATGCCAGGTTGAACAAAATAATAAGCGAGGTTAAACCAAATGGGTGAATTTGAAATGGTAAACCTGGAAACAGGCAAGCGCCTACGCATTGAACGTGACGGCACAGAGCTGCGTGATGAAGTTGTGCCGCCTGCCATTGAATGGTGCGACAAAGGCCAGCATTTTGCAGCCAAATTAGGTGGAACGGATCAATACAACACCTTATGGATTTGCTTGGCTTGTAAATGAATCGCGTTGTGCTTGATTATGCACAAGAGATTGAAGCGCATCAGGTGGGTTTTGCCCGGGTTTACGCCCTTAAAGGCCGCCCTGATCATCCAGGCAGGTTTAACAAAGGTATAAGCCTGCATGAATTCATTGCTGAAAATGCTGAAGCGGTAGGGGCAGAGATGGCGGTTGCCCAATTTTTTGGTTTACGTGGCTTTAAGCCCACAATAAACACCTTTAAGAATGAGGCCGATGTAGGCGGCAGGCTAGAGGTAAAGTGGACAAAGTACGACAATGGAAGCCTGATCATAAATAAAACAGACAGGCAACAAGATGTGGCCGTATTGGTCACAGGCCGTAGCCCGGTTTACCAGCTCGCAGGTTGGATACCAGTAAGCATGGCTAGGCAGCCCATATTTCACCATAGGTTGCAAGATAACTACTGGGTTACACAGCGCGACCTATTCCCTATTACAGACCTAAGGAGTAGCACTTATGGCAACAGCATTGACTAATTGCCGCGTTTGCAAGAAAACACAAAAGCACAAAATAGTTGTAATTACAGACACGTTGCCGCCTGATGTACATGTGCTGGAGTGCATGGGTTGTGGGGTGTTAGGGGTGTCCAAACTTCAAGTTGAACCTGAGGATGAACCTGACCCAAACAAACTAATGGATTGGATGCACACCTGCCCTTGTGGGTATTCGCTGAAGTCGGCTTATGACTTCTTGGATGGCCAAAAAGAAGTTACCAGGATGCTGGTGGCACATATAAAGGCTTTTCATGTAAAGGCAAACGCAGATGAGTGAAACGTTGTTTAACATGGTTAGCGACAGCACCACAACCGATGACTATTACACGCCTAAATGGCTATTTAACGCCTTAAACGTGGAGTTTGATATAGACGTGTGCGCCCCGGCGCAAGGCATACCTTGGTTGCCAGCCAAACGGTGGTTTAGCCAGGCAGATGACGGTTTGGCACAGGATTGGGGTGGCCAGTTTGTGTGGATGAACCCACCATTTAGCAAGGCCACACCATGGGCGCATAAGTTCATAGAAAACGGCAACGGCATAGCCCTAATGGTGGTTAGCCGTAGCAGGTGGTTTGCAACCATGTGGGAACGAGCTGATGCCATAGTTTCCACACCCTATGACTTGGCTTTCCACAGGCCTGATGGGTCACATAAACAGATAAGTTTTCAAACCTTCTTGTTTGCCATAGGCGAAAAGGGTTGCGAAGCCCTGAACAATGCCAAAATCAACAGGGTACGGTGAACAACCTATGAAACGATATTTGACAAGGCCAGTACGCTACAAACGCGCTTGCGAGCCGCATTGCGGCATGGCTCGCCTGCGTTTACTACTGCTATTGGGGGCGCTATCTGTAATTACAGCGGCATCCATAAAACCTGCATATTCAAGTGATGCTGAGTTATATAAGTTATATGCACACATGAAAGTACTAGACGATAAGCAATACAGGTGTTTGGTAATACTTTGGCGTTTAGAGTCACAATGGAATCCAAAAGCCCGGAACAAACAAAGCACAGCATTTGGAATACCACAGCTCTTAAAGATGAAAGAAACCAACCCTTTTAAGCAAATTGATCTTGGGCTTAAATACATCGATCACCGGTATCAAGGTGACAGTTGCAAGGCCTTAGACACACACAAACGCAAAGGCCATTACTAATGAGTACCAAAGCAGGCAACCACAGGGGTAAGACAGCCTACAAACGAGCCAGGCTATTGGTATTAAGGCGTGACAATTACACGTGCTTCTACTGCCAAGGTGAGGCCAACCAAGTTGATCATGTAATTCCATTGGCTATTGATGATTCATTGCACAATGCTATTAACATGGAGAATTTGGTAGCCTGTTGTGGTGATTGCAATAGACGTAAAGCAGCCAAGCCTATGCGTGTTTTTTTAGCCACTGCGCCTAC